GGCGGTAATCGGTATAGCGGCTGCCGTCGTCATGGCAGCTTTTGCAGGGAGTGCATTTTACCTCGTGCACATCGAACGGCGCGCGAGGAAAAACATCGAGCGGAAAAACGCGGAGATACTGGAACATGAAAAACAAATGGCAGAAAGCATCGCAGACGCAAACGCGAAAAAAGAAGAATTGCAAAGCGGCGATAATCGCGTTGATTTTGACGCCGGCATTGACGTGTTGCACGAGTACGCGAAAAAGAAGCGGTGATGTGCCGTATGTAAAGGTACCCGACCCGATACAAAAGGACGGGACAAGCGCGGTTATTTTAGACGCGGAGACGGACAGGGTGTCGATGCCGATGTGGTACTGGCGGAAGATTGTAAATTATATTATTGACACGCAGGCGGCGTTAAAAATCGCCGGAGCGGAAAAACAAAAATGACTATATATACAGAGGTGAAAAAATGAAAAAGAAAACATTTACATTTGTGAGCGCTATCGTAGGCGGCGTTGCGACAATTGCGAGCGCGACGATAACGTTCTTCCAACCCGCACACGCGACGGCAATCGTCGCGGGTATCGGTATTGCGTCGACGGCGACGATCAATATCATCAATCAGTTTGTAAAAGAGGGCGAATAGCCTCCTTTTCGCACTTCTTTCGGCGGTCGTGCGCACTTGCACCCGTGCGGCTGCCGTTTTTTGAAAATTAAAATGACTATATAAATGCGGAGCGCGACGCGTAAAACGGGCGATACTCTATCGGCGGGCAACGCCGTTAAATATGCGTAAAGGGGAATGTATGAAACGGGAATTTTTGGAAGGCTTAAAACTCGAGGCGGACGTGATTGATAAAATCATGGCGGAAAACGGCAAGGACGTAAACCGTGAAAAGGCGAAGTTTGCGGACTATGATGAACTGAAAGCACAGCTTGAAGCGGCGAACAAGACGCTCGACGGTTTTAAGGATTATGAGGCGGTAAAAGCCGATGTCGAAAAATACAAGGCGGAAAGCGAACGTATCAAAAAAGAAGCGGACGGTAAAATCGCCGCGCTTGAGCGAAGTTCGAAAGTCAAAGACTTTTTGAGCGGGAAAAAGTTTGTGAACGATCTGACGCGCGAAGCGCTCGCATCGGAGTTGTCGAAACAGCTTGAAAGCGATGCCGCAAAAGGAAAATCGCTCGACGAACTTTTTGACGCGCTCACGAAAGACAAAGAAAACATTTTCGCCGACGACAAAAAGCCTACGCCGCCGGTAGTCGGTAGTATGACAGGGACGGGAGCGAAAGAAACGGGCGTTGTCGCCGCGTTTAAAAATTTGAACCCGAACCTTAAAATCGATTAAAGAGGCAAGGCCTCGAGGAGATTTTAATTATGGCAGTATCATTACAGGATAGATTTAGCCCGCTTGTTGACGCAAAGCTGCGGGCAACAATCGTGCAAAAAAATGGAATCGTTTGGAATACCAAATATGAAGGCAGTCCTAAAGCGGGATCGGTAAAAGTGCCGGTACGCGATACCGAAGTAAAGGTTGGCGCGTACGATAAGGAGAACGGCGCGACAAAAACGCACGCAATCGGAACCTTTTTGCCGGTGCTGATCGACAAGGATTACGCCGTCAACGAATTGATCGACAATTACGTTGCGGATGCGGTTCCCGACAACATCGTCGCCGATCGTCTCGACAGCGCGGGCTATTCGCTCGGTTTGCAAATAAACAGCGACGCGACGGCAGAACTTGTTAGAGGCGGCAAAGCGGCGACCAGCACAACCGCGCTCACAAAAGACACGATTTATAACGAGTTTGTAGACGCGCGGACGACGCTGTCCAAAAACAAAGTGCCGACGCAGAATCGTTTTGCGCTCGTAACACCCGATGTGTATGCGCTCTTGCTTAAATCGCCGGAGTTTATCAAAGCGAGCAATTTGGGTGATGATGTCGTGCAAAGTGGCGCGGTCGGAAGAATCGCGGGCTTTACCGTGTACGAAGACGTTACCCTTGATGGCGTCAAAAAAGGTGCAAATAAAGTCGAATTTATTTGCGGACATCCCGATTGGTGCTGCCGAATCGAGGAATGGGCAGTTGAACCGCACGTACAGGCGCTTGACCAGTCGGGCGTGTATATCGGTGCTTGCGCAGTACAGGGGCGCAAGATTTACGCGCACAAGGTAACGAAAGAAGCCGCCGTGCTTATCAAGACGGCAACTTAATAATTATTACGGGAGCGCCTCAAATGTTTGAGAACGTCAATTATACCTTTTATTCCGATACGCTCGGACGAGCGAACGTGCCGACGGAAGCCGAATTTAACAAATACAAACTCGAAAACGTATTATTTGTGAAACGGCTTTTAGGCGATGGTCTTATCGTCGAGCGCGAAGAACGCGGGATTGACAGCGCCGTCTGTATGATGATTGAAATCGATTACAAGGCGGCGCAAATTGCAACGGGTGAGGCGCTCCCCGCATCGTCGGAGAGTATAGGGAGCTTCAGCCACAGCAAAAACACAAAGGCATACGATACGCAAGTTGAATTAAACGCGAAAAGCGTTGAACAGCAAAAATATCGCGTGCTTTCTCTTTTTTGCGACATAACGGCAGGGCGAGCATGAGTAAACCTATCCCGTTAAAACTACTTGTTCACACGGTAACGGTGCGGCGGAATCTGGGCATTGACGAGGACAGAAATGTTATCTGGTCGGCGCCGGAGACGGTTGAACACGTGCGGTGCGAGCCGGTAAAAGCGGAAGCGCTTGCGGGAAACGGTGTGCAAAGCGACGATAAACTCACGCTGTTCGTTGATTGTATGCACTCGGCGTTTATCCCTGAAAAAGGTATGCAGGTTGAATTTCTCGGCACGTCGTACACCGTGCGCGAGGCGACGCCTTACTTTGCAGACACGGCGAACGTACACCATTATGAGGCGGCACTCGTATGAGTAAAAAGGTTTTTGAGATTGCGGCAAAGCTCGATTTTGATACGGCGAAAATCATGCAAAAAATTAACAAAAACGCATCCGCCGCACAAAAGCGACTGGACGCCGCAGTGCTTGCCGACAGTAACAAATATTGCCCGATGCAAACGGGAACGCTCCAAAAGAGCGCGATTATTGCTACCGTCATCGGAAGCGGGGTGATTTCGTGGGTAACGCCGTATGCGCGTAAGCAATACTATGACTATCCCGATAAACGGCACAACCGCAATCCGAATGCAACGGGTAAATGGTTTGAAACGGCAAAGGCACGGCACATAAAAAAATGGGAGCGTATCGCAAATGAAGGGTATCGCGAAGCTGGTAAATAGCTATCTGAAAAAGAAACTCGACATAACGATTTACAACGACGTATTCGCGGACGATAAGGCGGGAGCGACGGACATCATCTGTCGTTACGATCCGAGTGAAGCCGCCGAACGGCGGTTTATCGACGGAACGCGGCGCGTAGAGGAACAGCTCTCGTTTTATTGCCGAAGCCTGAATGCGACGGAAGCGCGCGATACGCTCGATGATATTATTAAAACGCTTGACAATCATCATATTTTGCGAATTGACGACGACAGGCTGATTTGCCAGTGCGAAGCAGTAACATTGCCGCAATTTGTGGATATGAGCGACAGCGGGAAAACGACGTACACGTGTACGGTAAAAATTATTTACAGGGAGTAAATTATGGCGGAAACATTGGAAGCTGGCGGCGAGCTTAAAAAATATCACGTCGCGTTATTTGTCTCGGAAGCGGGAACCGGCGCGCCTACGTGGACGCAGGTGTGTAAATCGACCGACAACACCATCACGCTCAACGCACAGACGGCCGAACGCGATTTTATCGTTGACCATGCGCCGACGACCATCATCGAGCGCTACTCGCCCTCGTTGAGCGAGCCGCTCACGCTCGTAAAAGGGGAAAGCGACTACGACTTTTTCTGGAAAAAGTTTTACGAGCTTCCCGTTGGCGCAAAGGCGAAAGGGAAAATGCTTATCGTTTTTTACAACGATGAGGAAAAAGCCGGCGGCAAGTCGAAGTTTAAATCGTGGTTGTGCAACGTGCTTTTCACGTTTGACAACCTCAATCCCGTTGACGGCACACTTACCGTGAACACCAACATCAACGGCACGATCACGAAAGGTACCTGCGAAGTCGCAGGAAACGTGCCGACGTTCACCGCCGCAGCATGAGCCTTCTGACGAAACTCAATCTGCCGGATAGCGTTTGTGTGTCCGGCAGATTTTATAAAATTAAAACAGGGCACACGTACTGGTTCCGCTTCGCCGAAATTATCGACGACGAGGACGCAACGCTCGACGACTTCGATTTTTTGTTTGATGGTAACGCGCCCGAAGACAAACGGGAAGCGTTCAACGCCTTACTCGGTTTTTACTGGGAAAAAAAAGAAATCCCGCGTGCAACGGGCGAAGCGACGAGCGAGCGGATCATCGACTACAGCATCGACGCGGATTTAATCTATGCAGCTATTATGCAGTGCTACGGGATCGATTTGTGCGAAACGGAAATACACTGGCATAAAGTACGTGCGTTGATTGCGGGGCTTACGGGGACGAAGTTTAACGAGATTATGAGTTACCGATGCTCAAAGCCCGGCAAAGATAAAACGATGGCGAAGCTGAAACGTATCTGGGCATTGCCCGTAAAGGAGAGCACGGAGAACAAAGCGGCGCGCGAACGGTTTAATAAATTGCTGGAGAGTTAGTTTTTTCGAAACAGTAAACCTAGTGCGACGAGTAAGTCGATTTTTTCCGGCGCGACGGACGGGAGTTTGTCATCGAGGCGTTTATGAACGGATTTTACGAGAAGCCAAACAAGGTAGTAAAAGCCTAAAACGGCGCCGATTATCACGACAAGAATTATTAAATCGATCATCGTGTCCCTCGATTTAAATGTTACACCAAAACGCGAAAAAGTCAAGGAGATTTTTTTTATGGCAGCACCCGACGGCGGAATAAATATTGAAACACGATTAGACACACAAAAGACCGAAAAAGATTTAAAATCATTATCGAATAAATTATCGTCGTTCGGGCAATCGATACAGGGCAAATTTAGAAACGTAGCGTTGCCGTTTACGGAACTATCGTCCGCGTTGGGACTGGTGAAAGGCGCAGTATCGACCGTTTCCGCCGTCGTAAGCGATTTGTCAAACGCCTATCGTAAACAAGCGCAAGCGGAAACACAGCTTGAAACTGCGGCGAGAAACAATCCATATCTAAATGAAGCCAATGTCGCATCACTGAAATCTTTTGCGTCGGAATTACAGTCGATCAGCACCGTCGGCGATGAAGAGCTTTTGCCGATGATGGCGCAACTCGCCGCAAACGGTAGAACGCAAAAAGAAATCATGGATATTACAAGTGCCGCCGTCAATTTGGCGGCAGGCGGCACGATGGATTTAAACAGCGCCGTTTCCGCGCTCAATGCCACGTACAATGGTATGGCGGGGACGCTTGGACGACAAAACGGTGCGATAAAAAACCTCACCGAAGAACAGCTGAAAAACGGCGAGGCTGTAAAAATTATCTCCGAACAATATAAGGGTATGGCGAAAAAAGTTGCCGATACTACAGGAAGCGCGCAACAACTCGCAAATACATGGGGCGATTTTAAAGAGCATATCGGGAGCGGGATCGAAAAAGCGCTTACGCCCGTACGAAAAACAATCACGGGGTTGATACAGGATGTAAACAATGCAATCGATGATTTAAAAAAAGCAAAAGAGAACGAGGGAAAATCAAAAAGTATAGCAAGCGGCAAAGGAACGGATGCCGACTATCAGAGTGTTTACGAATACGAAAAAGCAAAACTCGATACGATGCGCGAGGAATACGAGACAGCGGAAAAGATACTTGAAATACAAAATCAAATACGAGAAAAAGAAGCTGCCCTCGATAACACAAAAAGAAAAGACCCTGCGAGAAAGCAACTACAGCAAGATATAAAAGACCTCACCGCTCAAGCAGAGGGCATGAGTAAGATGTGGCAGGTCGTATCGAAAGATTATATTGCCCGCGCGAAAGCCGACTACGAAGCACAATTAAAAATCGTTGAGCCGTTACAACAGCAGGTTGATAAAATAAACAAAAAAGCAGTTGCTGAAGATAATGCAAAAAAGGCAGCCGAAGCGAGGGCGGCGATTGAAAAGGGAAACAACGACAAAGCCGAAGCCGCACTGAAAACATATCGCGAAACGATTGCGTCGAAAGAAAAAGAGCTTGAAATAAGGCGACAAATAAACAACGAAACCCACGAACTTTCGGAAGAAGAATTTGAACAAGGAGCAAACGAAGAAATGCTCCAGACGCGGATCGCCGCGTATATCAAATTGATACAAGACGCACAGGGAACGATCACGGGAGAAGCGGAACGCGAACGTATCGAGCGCGAAAAAATACTTGAGCTTACAGAAAAAACGACAAGCGCAAAAAAAGAAGCGGAAGCCGAAGAAGCGAAAAAAGCGCTGTTGAAAGACCTCGATGACGCACTCGGCGGAGAGAAATTGAAGCAGTCGGAAATTATGGCGAAACAAATATCCGACCTCGAAATCGAATATGAAAAGCTCACCGCTGAAAAGAAAGCGGAAATCAATGAAGAATATACGCAAAAAGTAAAAGAATTATCCGAGAAACGAAAGGAAATAATCGCCGAAGAAAAAGCGGCGGACGAGCGGGCAACGCTCGAATCGGTCGGAAAGAAAATCGAAATCATAACCTCGTTTGCCTCGCAGTATACGAGTATTTTGGCGACCATCTCCGACCTTGTAACACAGCAGGCAAAAAACGAAGCGACGGTAAAACAGGCGGAAGTAGAAAAGCAATATCAGCAAGGAATTATCAGCGAAGAAGAATACACAAAACAAAAAAGCGAAATCGAAAAGGAAGCGGCCGAAAAAACATACCGCATACAGATGTGGCAATGGGTGGGAAGCATTGCGCAGGCAACGGCAAACACCGCGCAAGCGATGGTGTCAACCCTTGCACAGGAAACGGGGCCGGCGGCATTAAAAATCGCAATGGCGGCGATGGTTGCAGCGGCGGGGGGCGCGCAGCTTGCAACGATTATTGCAAATAAACCGATCCCGCCGAGTAATTTTGCAACCGGCGGTATTGTCGGCGGTACGAGTTATACCGGCGATCGCGTTACGGCGAACGTGAACTCCGGCGAGATGATATTAAACCGCATACAGCAACGGCATTTATTCGACAGCATAAACTCAAACTCGATCGGCACGAAGCCGCAGATGAACGTAAAGATTTTTAATTCGGCGTCGAACGAGGTATCGGCAAGTCCGGAGATGACCGAAGACGGAATGCGGATCATGATACGAAAAATCGTAAGCGACGACATCGGAAGCGGGCGAATGAATAAAAGTCTCATCGCCGCGCAATCATCGTTCGGCGGTACGCGATATACAAATTAGGGGGGTATATGGTTTTATGGCCTGCTGGGGTAAATAAATCAGCCTACGGTATGAATACGGGCGTAAAAGAAAATATCAAAATGACGGAGTTTGAAAGCGGAAAATCGCGCACGTTTTTATTAAATTCTGCGCCGCAACATACGTTTTCGTTCAACATCGATTTTTGGTCGGACGAGGAAGAACGCGCCTTTTGGACGTGGTACGACCACGTCCTGCTTTCGGGTTCGGAAAGTTTTTTGTTTCCCGATTTGTTTACGCATACGGGAAACACGGAGTATATCATGACCGATACTCCGTCCGTTTCGGGGCAGATGCCGAAAACCGTGTCGATCACCGTGAGGGAAGTATGAACGCAAGTTTCGAAAAGCTCGCCCAGCAGCACGGGCGGTATTCGCTCCCGTATCTTATTAAATTACACGACGATAAAAACACGATCGTTATGCGATTTGTGAACGACGTCAAAAGCATAACGTTTAACGGCGACGTGTACACAGCAGGGACGTTTAGTTACAAACCGAACGCGAGCGAACAGGGATTTACCGGCGGCGGGACGCTTGAAATAAGCGTACAGGGAAACGCCGTTATCGATTTGATAGAAACATATCGCGAGGTACGGCTCGAGGTTGTCGGGTGCATTATGCAAGACGGGCATATTGCGGAGTTGAAATCGTTCCGGCATCACTACGGGAAAGTTAAAACGGATAGAGCGACGGCGAAGTTTACGTTTGAAAGAGATGACCGCCTTTCGATGACCTTTCCCGCGCTTATCTGGAGCGCATTTAATAATCGAGGAAACGCATGAAGTGGGACGATTTATTGACCGTACCGTATAAAGCGAACGGACGCGATATGTCCGGCATGGATTGCTACGGGCTGGTACTTGAGTGCTGTAGGCGGAACGGAACGCCGCTCCGAGATGTGCGCTATGAGGGCGCGGAGATTTCCGCCGATACGCTTAGTTTTTATACGCGGAAAGTAAACGTTTGCCCGATAGAGCGCGCGGAAGCGGGCGCGGTTATCGAATGCGAATATGAAGGGAATTTGCATATCGGTTTTTTGATTGATACAAAAACCGTTTTACACATGACCTACGAGGGTATGCGCGTATCGCCGCTTTTGGCGTTTCGGCACGTGCGATTTTATAAGGTGGTAAAAAATGAAGGCACTTGTATATAAAAACTTATCCGATGCGTTTGATGTTGTCGATGTCCCAGTCGGAAAGCCGATCAATCATATTATCGAAATCGATCGCGAGCATACGATCGTCATCGTAAACGGAAAAACAAAGCCCGCCGATTATATTGTGCAAGAAAACGATATGATTATTATCCGTACCGTGCCGGCGGCTTTTTCAACGGCGGCTTTAATCACG